AACAACCAAAAAGAGACTCCAAAGACTATTTTACATATTACACCCTTGGCTAAAACAAACAAAGAAAATATCTAACTATAGTAAGATATGCAATATGGATTATAATAAGATAAATAACGCTAAAAACAAGCTCACACAATAGCTTATAAGCAATTTAAATAAATAATTAATACTATGACTAAGGTTAAAAAGCTAACACCAAAACAACAGAAGTTTTTAAAATTACTTTCTGATAATATAGGAATAAAGAAACCAAAGAGTATTTATAATATGCTTTTAGAGTCAGGATATAGTAAATCAACAGCATTACAACAAACAGAAATACTTAACACAGAAGGAGTTAAAAGAGAAACTAAGACTATATTATCCAAGCTAAAAGATAAAAGAGATATGGCTTTAGATAGTATTACACAAGATAAACTAGACAAGGCATCAGCTAGAGATGGAGCAAGTACAATGGATATACTCATTAAGAACAGTCAATTACTTAAAGGTAAAAGCACAGCCATCAACAAAGTAGATATAAGCGATACTCAATATAATGAGATACTTAAAAGAGAGCAAGATAGGGTTAAACAATAAATAAGCCCAAAAACAAGCCTGTAAGCGACGAAAAGGAAGAATCAATAGTATAACACCATGACTAATACAAACAAATGTTTAATGTGTAGCAAGGATATAAGCCAAATAGATGGTAAACGAGCAAAGCTATATTGTAGCGATGCATGCCGTAAAGCATATAAGCGTAAAACGGACATAATACCATTAACGGACAAATCATTAACGGACAAATCAATAACGGACACCATTAACGGACAACCCTTAACAGAGAATGAAAAGCAAGGAATCACAACTCAAGGAATATGTCATGGATGCGGTAAAGAGGTATCAAACATCTGTTGTATATGTCATAGCTGTATCACCAAGGGCGTAACACATGAGAGTTTAGGGCTAGATATCATTAAATGTGATTAACCACCCTATAAGCCCACACAAGCCCCTCAGACAAGAGTTAAACAACTACTGGATACATAGTACTAGATAAGGGTATAAGATAGGTTAGAGCTTGGTCTGTGAAGTGATAGGGGGGGTTAATAGTATATGTCCTTTACGTTTAGTAGATATAAAAAATAAAACTAATATAAATAGACACCATAGAATAGGTTTTATGTCAATAATGATTAAAAATGTTAAAAACAGAGTGTGATAGATAAGCCATTTAGTATATTAAAAGACAAATAGGGGAAATATGGACACTTTATCCATTTAAGCTAATTATAGAGCTATCGTAAAAACCCATTTTAGAGAAATATGTTAAAAAACTATGAAAGATAAGAGTATTTTATTAAAAAAAGCTGTTAAAAATGATTTAATTAACTTCTGTCTAGCAACAGACCCAAAGTATCAGGTAAACTGGCATCACGATTTAATAGCAAAGACTCTTATGAGGGCTTTAGAGAATGTTCAGAATGGAAAGAAGGCTCGTATTATCCTCCAGCTCCCACCTAGGCATGGCAAAAAATTAGTTAATAATACCTTAGTCCCAACTCCAAGTGGTTTTATAAGACACGGAGATTTAAAGATAGGAGATTATGTTTATTCTCCAACTGGAAAACAAGTTAAAGTTTTAAATATTTCAGAAGAAACTGATTGTAATATGAGAGTTTGGTTTTCTGGTAACATATTTATTGATTGTCATAGGGAACACGAATGGAAGGTTTATGATAGAGGTCAACAAAAATACAGAATATTAGAAACACAAGAAATGAATGACCTTGATTATTATAAAGATAATAGATGTAGATTTCAGGTTGATTATACTAATCCAATAGAGGGAAAAAATAATTTACTGATTAATCCTTATTTACTTGGAGTTTGGCTCGGAGATGGTAAAAGCGATAGTGGAACAATATGTTTTCATAAAAACGATAGAGAACATATAAACAGGATTAAAGATTTAGGTTATGAAACAGGCAATGAATGGGGGGGTGATTTAAGAAATACAACATTCTTAGGAGTAGTAGGTAAATTAAAAAAAATAAATGTTTTTAAAAACAAACACATTCCAATTGAATATCTAACAGCAACAGAAAAAAGCAGAATGGAATTATTAAGGGGTTTAATAGATACAGACGGAAGTGTTGGTAAAGATAATAGGGTTAGATTTATAAATATAAATAAGAGGTTAATTGATAATGTGGTTTATTTGGTTGAGAGTTTAGGATATAGAACTTGTTTATCAAAACAGAAAGCTAGTTTATCAACATCGGGAATACAAGGTAGAAGTGATGTTTATACAGTTTCATTTTCACCCTATGATAATAAAAGTTTTGGCTATATTCCAAGAAAGAGTAGAAAAATTAAAGCAGTTAAAAGATTAAGAGGGATAGTTAATATTGAAAAGATAAAGTCAGAAAAGGGTAAGTGTATTCAAGTTGAAGGTGGACTATATTCAGTAACAGAACATTTTATCCCCACTCATAATAGCGAGTTAGCCACTATTAAGTTTCCAGCGTGGGCTTTAGGTAAATATCCAGAATTAGAGTTTATTATAAGTTCTTATTCAACAGAATTAGCTAGTGAGTTCGGTCGTAAGGCTAGGGATTTGATGAATGATGAGAATTACCAAGGACTGTTCGATACACGTCTTAAAATGGATACCAAGAGCAAACAGAGATGGTTAACTCATAAAAACGGTGGATACACAGCTACAGGGGTAGGGGGGTCTATTACAGGTAGGGGTTTTAATATAGGAATTATTGATGACCCGATTAAGAACAGAGAAGAAGCTGACTCTGAAACCTACAGAGATAAGGTCTGGAATTGGTATAACTCAACCTTTTATACTCGTCAGAATGGATATGGAGCTATAATCGTTATTCTTACAAGATGGCACCTAGATGACCTAGCAGGACGATTGATTGAAAAGATGGAAGATGACAGAAAGGCAGGGGGGCTTGATATGGACGAATGGGAACTTATTACTTTCCCAGCAGTCGCTGAAGATGATGAAGAGTTTAGAAAAATAGGTGAACCTCTCTGGGAGTCAAGATTTGGACTAGATAAGTTGAACAATATTAAAAACCAGATTGATGTATATGACTGGAGTTCCTTATATCAACAGAGTCCTATCCTTTCAGAGAACCAAGAGTTTCAAAAAGACTGGTTTAGATACTTTGAAGAAAAGGACTTACCTAAGAACCTAGTCTGCACCACTACCGTAGATATGGCTATTTCTCAAAAAGACACAGCTGACAATACTGTAATCCGAACAGTAGGCAAGGAACCTGACAAACCCAACTGGTATCTCTTAGAAGAAACAGCAGGACACCTAGACCCACTCCAGACTATAGACGCAGTCTTCTATCATTATGAGAAGTATCGTTCATCGGTTTGGATTGAAACAGTAGCTTATCAGAAATCCCTCTCATATTTTATACAAGAAGAACAAAAAAAACGACAGGTTTATTTTATAATCAATGAATTAAAACGAAATAACAGTACAGCTAAAGAGATTAGGATTAGAGGTCTAATTCCTCTATATCGAGCAGGAGTTATCTTTCACAGACACTCTGACAAGGATTTAGAGAAGGAACTACTCCAATTCCCTAAAGGTAAACACGATGACCGTATGGACGCCCTTGCTTCGCAATTAGAAGCCGTAGAGCCTTCCGAGGACTCTAAAGTATATCAACAAGCCCCTTATGTGCCTTCAAGCCCATACGAGGGCGTAATAGAACCCAGACCTGTTAGTGATGATTCTCATTTACCAAAGGAGCTTCAACACGAAACAAGGTTTTGGCAATAAAAATGGGAACAACAAAAAGAATAGGACAAAAGTTAAAAACAACAGAGAAAAAGAAACAAGAGGATTTTAATGAAAGACTAACTGCTTATGTAGCTGACATAAAAGAAGCTACTACAAAGCACAATATAACTTTCAGACCTTATATAGGGAAATATGGAGCTGAAGTAGAGTTTGTAGATGTGCCTAAAAAATCTAATATAATTATTCCAAAATGATTGAAAACAAACTAGCAGAAAAATTAACAGGTATTGCTATCAAGCAATTAGCCGCAGGGCTAGCGTTTAAAAAACCTCGTATGGACGAGATTAAAAAAGCTGAAGACCTGTATTTACTTAAAACAAAACCAGCCTTAAAAGGTAGGTTTAATATTCCTATCCCAGTTATGGGTGGGTTTATTGATACTCTATATTCAAAGATTGACGAACCAATAATGCTTAACTTCAAAGAAACTGAAGAAGCAGACCTAATGAAAGCTCGTAAGATTAAAGGAGCTTGGGTAGTAGATAGTGGTTCAACCCGTGGCAAGTGGACTCGTAAAGATAGAATGGTTAAAAAACTAGCTATTTTTAGTGGTAGAGGTATTTACAAGTATTACGCCAGTTCAGATGGAGGTTACTCCTCTCACCTAGAACCAATAGATTATTATGACTTTATAGCAGAACCTCAAGGGGGGGCTGACCTCAATGACCACCTATTCCACGGACAGATAAATATTTTTAGAACAAAAAACGAATTAGATAGCGACCTTTACAACCAAGAACAAGTTCAAAAACTATTAGATAACGAAAACGAAGAAGCAGATAGGAAAAACCACGAAGAGTATGAGAACAAGAATAATCGTTTCCAAGCTCTCGGATTAGATACGACTACCAATAACTATGTCGGACAGCAACTTTTCAACTTAACCGAATGGGTAATGAAACACGAAGGAGTGAACTATTACTTATTCTTTGATGCTAAGACTGGTATCTGGGTAAGAGCTGAAGAACTCAAAGATATTTTTAGTTTAGACAAGACTCACTTTATAAGTTGGGCTACCCACGAAGACGCTTTCAATTTCTGGTCTAAAGCACCAGCCGATGACCTACGACCTGTATGTGAGGCAATCCACTTAACATATAATCAAGCATTTGAAGCTCGTCAAAAGACTATCTGGGGACAAAGAGGATATGACCCAAGAATGGTTCCTGACCCAAAGCAATTAGAATATCGTCCAGATGGATTAGTAGCTATCAAAACAAGCCCAGGGAGACCTATTCAAGACCATATCTACGAGTTCAAAGCACCTGATATAGGCGACTCATTAGAGTTAATTCAATGGACTATCAATAATCTAGGAGTAGATACAGGGATTAAAGCAAGTGCCAGAGGAGAGTCAGAGGAGAAGCGAGTAGGTATTCACTTTAGCGAACTACAACAAGTAGCTGACCGACTAGGAATGTATAACAAATCTTATAATGATGCTCAAGATGAATTAGGCGAAAGGTATCAGTATGGATTAAGAGACCACATCACAGAAGGTTTTATGGTTGAGATGATAGGCGAAGACGGGACTGAATGGTCAGAAGTTACCAAAGGAGATACTATTCCTAATTATGATATAACTACTTCTTCAAGTTCAGCAGATGCTCAAGCTGATGAAGTCCTTAGAAGGTCAAAAGCTGAAAGTCTAGCAGACCCAGGAGTCCTTCAAAGCATTAGTCCAAAATGGAGAACAGAGAATGTTTTAAGAAATGCTGGTTGGGCAGAGTCAGATATACGAGCTGCTATGGATATTCAAAATGAGGGAAGCCAAGAAAGTATCGCTGAAGCCGCAGATGAAAACCAGAGAATGTATCACGGGAAACAAGTCAAACCTAATAGAAGTGCTACTGCTGCTCATCTACAAAGACATTTGAATTATGTAACCGACAAAGACTTAAAACCAGAAATTGCTCAGAGAATATTTAAACATATGGAGTCTGAAAAACAATTCGCATTAGAGAATATGAATAGGAAAGCTCAAAACGCAATAGCTCAAATGGGTGGAGCAGGAGGAGAAACACCAACAGCTCCCAATTTAAGAGAACAACCAGTCCAAAGCCCAAACATAGAAGGAACAGCAGGAGGAGTAATGCGTAGAAGTCAAGAATTAACTAATCAAATAAGCCCAATAAAATGATTAAACCTTTAAAAGATTATATTTTAGTAGTTCCAGACAAACCAAAAGAACAAGTTTCAAAAGGAGGTATTATAATGCCTGGACAAATTATGGATAAGATTAACGCCACTCAAGGCATAGTAGAAGAAATTGGCTCTGATGTCGAAAGAGTCAAAAAAGGTGATTATGTAATTTTTAATCATCGAGTAAGAATAATTCTCAATGATGACCTTGGCGAAAAAATAGAACGCTTTTTTGTTAAGGAAGAAAACATTTTGGGGATAATAAAATAATGAGAGAAAAACTAATCAAAGCACTAAAAGAATACTTCATTAATAAAAAACAAGGTAATCGTATTCCAAAATCAGATTTTGAATATGAGGAACTTCTTGATGTTATTATGGAAGTCATAGAAGAATAATATGGAAAATATCCAAAAACTAAAAGATAAGTTTGTAAATCCAGCTTATGAAGACGACAAACAAACCATAAGAGAGTGGGAACGTCAGATAAGAAAATCTACTCTTTATTCAAAGTTAGCAGAGAATGATGCTATGAAAATAATCGTTGAGGAACTAAACAAGGAACTTGACGAAATTAAAGCAGTATTGCGTGATGATGAAGACCAAACTATGGAAGATAGAAAGATTTTAATTTACAGACGGAAACTTTATGAATGGTTTATAGGAATATTTCCTGAACAAGCTAATATATTAAAAGTAACCAAAGGTCGTATAAAAGAAGAACTAAATGAATAAAATTATGCCTACAAAGAAAAAAGTTGAAAAAAAGGAAACCAAGAAAAAGAAAGTTGTATTTAAAGAATACAAAATTGTTGATAGTAACAATGTTAGTATAAGGATTTTTGATACAAAACGACACGGAAAAGATGCTAGTAAATTAGCAGAAGGATTTATTAAGAAAAACAAACGAAGAGCTTGGAAGATTACTAAAGTAGAAGAGCCTACTGAATATCCTTCAAATTACACATCAACAATCGGTGAAAAAAAAATATAAATTAATTGAGGCTCGTCCTCGTTAAAAACGATTTTTGGTTGTTAAACCAATTAAAATTAACAAGAGGGTAGTCCTCTACAAAACTATGGAAAAAAAACCTATTCAGGACAATCCAGAGAGTCCTGACACAGAAGAAAACTTACTGGAAAATATGGGGATAAATGAAGATGGGAAACCCATAAAAAAAGAAGAACCCGATAAGGAACCCGAAGTTAAACCAGAAGAGGTCGAGGTTAAACCAAAGGAACCTGAAACTTCAGAACCTAAACCCTTGCCTCCTGCTTATATTCCAATTCCAAAATACACAGATGAGAAAAAGGCTTGGCAGAAAAAAGAAGAAGAATTATCTACTTCTCTATCTGCTAAAGACTCTAAGATTGCGGAATTAGAAGCCGAAGTTCAAAGGGCAAAAACACCTCAAGATTTCAAAAATAGAATTAGTAAATTTGCTAGTAAGTACAATCTTAATGTTGACGCTATGACTGAATTAGGGACAGAGATACTCTCTGAAGTTAATAAAGGTCAGGAGTCAATATCACAAAGATTAAATGCTTATGACGAACAAGCTAAGTCTTTTCAACAAAACTCTATGTTTGAGGAAGAGTTCAAAACTTATGTTAAGGACTATCCTGAAATGAAGGACCATAAAACCAAAGTTAAGGAATTAGCTCTTGGTGATAAGTGGGAAGATTGGAAAGGTAAATCTGTATTTGAAGTTTATTTTAGAGGAGTTAAACCCAATATAACTGAACCTCGTAAAAGTGCTGAACCATCTAAAGGTGGCACCAAGCGTGGAGGAGTCAAAGACCTAGACGCAATGTCCCCAGAGGAAGCGTTAAAACTTCCAAGCAAGGACTTTGAAAAATGGTCTAATAGACAAGCAAAGAAACAAGGATTAGGTTTATCTAAATCAGATAATTAAAAACACGAATTATGAGTAATACACTAGACGGTGGAAGTTTTGCACAATATTGGTCTCGCAGAATGCAGATTAAACTTGAGAAACAAGATATCTTTCGAGCTCTTGCTTCTTGGGAAGGTCAATCAATGCTTTCTGATGGAGACGTATATAATAAACCTTATCGTTCAGCCGTAGTTACAGCTGGTTACACCAGAGGAAGTGCTTTCACTCCTCAAGATTTAACTAACGCAACTGACTCATTAACTGTTGACCAAACTAGAATAGCTCCATTTTATATTGACGACTTAGATGCACTCCAAAGCAAGTATTCATTAATTAATGAATATGCTGATGATTGTGCAACTCAACTCGGAAATTGGTTAGATGCTGCTTTCTTAGGTCAAGTAACTTCACGCCACAGCGACAACACTGTTGACGCAGGCGACCATGGAGGAACTGACGGAGATGCATTTACACTAACAACTTCAAATGTTTTGAAGACTTTTGGCGTAGCCAATAGGAAACTTAACAAGAAGAACGTTAGCCAAATGGGTCGTTATATGGTTATCAGTCCAGAGTTTTATCAGTTGTTATGGGAATATCTTGGTGGTAAGGAAAGTGGACTTGGTGATGTAGTTGGCAAAAACGGAAAAGTTGGTTCATACGCAGGATTTAATCTTCACGTATCTAACAACTTAACTGGATTTGCTCGCTTAGAGATGGGAACTCAACCAACTGACGGAGATACAGTCGTAATTGAAGGAGTAACCTTCTCTTTTGAAACTGGAACCCGTGATACAGCTGGAATGGTTTATTCGGAAACAGACGGACCAACTTCTATTGATAATCTAATTGCCGCCATTGACTTATCAGGAACTTCTGGTACAGAATATTATCCTTTAACAGTAGCCAATCAAGGCATCGCTGATAAATGGACTATGACTGACGGAAGTACCTATCTAACCATTAAAGCAGAGGGTGCTGGACATTTAGTTGTTTCAGAAACTCTTACTGCTGCTGCTGACATTTTTACAGCCAAGTATCAAAGACAGCATGTAATGGCAGGTCAAAAAGGTGCGGTTGATATGATTGTTCAGAAGTATCCTAAAGTCAACATCCGACCAGTATCAGATAAACTTGGTGTGAATATCGCACCTTGGATTCTATACGGCAGAACTGTATTCACTGAAAAAACAAAGAAACTTGTGGATATCTTAGTAAGAACGGACTCATACTAGCCATCAGAGTTGACACAGAATAGAATATTTGTTAAGATAAGAATAAAAACTTATGAAACAAATATCTAAAAAATGTTTACAATGTAATAAAGTATTTTATAAATCGTCCTATTGTAGTAAAAAACATTGGATAGATGTAAAATATTGTTCTCAGAAATGTGCTGGATTAGCGTGGAGAGGACATTCTGCCCCAAAATCTGCTTTTAAGAAAAGGCATATGCCTTGGAATAAAGGAAGCCATCAAAAAACAAACGATTGTTTAATTAAATGGCGAAATGATGGGGGTGGAGTTGGAAAAAAACATCCACATTGGAAAGGCAATGAAGCCAGTTATGGTTCAATTCATTCTTGGGTTGCTCGTCATAAGGGTAATGCTCAAAAATGTAGTAGGTGCGATAGAACTCAAGACGAAACAAAAATACATTGGTCTAATATAGACCATAAGTATAGAAGAAATCTTGATGATTATATTGCCCTATGCCCCAGATGCCATAAAAAGCACGATTTAGAGAACAAACTTTGTAAGCACTAATGTATCAACATCTCTTAAAAGCTATGAACAAAATCAAACAAATCATAGAACAGTGGAAAGGATTAACTATTGGCTTATCAATGGCAGTTTTATTTGTAGGAGTTTTTGCTCTTGCTAATAGCTACTATGCTGATACAGTCAATGTTTATCAATCAGGCGAAAGTGAAGAGAATTTTAGTGGAGTAGTATTTGAGGAAGAAGACTTCACAGAGGGTTTCAAAGTTGACGGAAAACAAATGTATGATACTTATGGAAATAAGTATTACAACATTAACGTTAATTGTGAAACCGATAATCGTGCTACTACCACAGCAGATGCTATTGATGGTACTGGATTAGCTACAATGACTATTTGTTATTGGCAAAATCCACTCGTAGATAAAGATTTAGTAATTGAAGATTTAAGATTAGATGTTATTGAAACATTTAGCTTTGCTTCTACCCTACAAACAGGGACTACAACTTCTTTATCAACACAAGCTGTATATCCATACAATGTATGGACAGCACCAGACGGCACTGCTACATTAGCTACATCAACACCTAGCGTTATCGCTTCTACAACTGTTTCAACTTCATTTGATTCCGCAATACACGGAATGATTGGAATTGATACAGAACCTGGAGGTGCTATAATCGCTGATGCAGATGAGTTCGTTCTCGACGGTGATGCTTTCATCATTGTTGGTTGGACTCCTTATGCAGCTACAAGCACAGCATCATTTGATGTTGCAGGTGCTTTTACAGGTGATGTTGTTATGACTGGTAAAGCATACGTAAGAGGAGAATAATTCCCAGAATTAGAGCCGATAACTAAGGTTGTCGGTTCGACTCTGGGAAGTATTAATTAACTAAAAATTATGAATAGAAACAAATTATACAATATAATATACGGGACTGTCGTAATCCTATTTATAGCAGTCATTGGGTATTTTGGGATACTAGGAATTTTATCATCAATAGATAACTCTAATAATGGGTTAAAAGGAATTGATAGTGTTAGAGATACAATTTCAATAGTTGGAATTGGAACTTCCTATAATGGTGGAATATCTGGTACAGTCGCACCAACAATATTTCAATTTGCTTCATCTTCAGATGAAACTTATTGGGATTCGACACTGATTGGATTTCCTCATCTCTACGGAGCAACAACAACTGTATATTTAGAAAACAGAAGTGCTGACCTAATTTCCTTTAATGGAGTATATAAAGGGATAACAGCGGCATCATCTTTTGTATTTGAAATATCAGGTTCAAATGACTCTGATTGTGGACAAACAATGTCAAATTCAGCTGATTGGTATCCAGTAAACGCTACAACAACAGAAAATACAGCAATTCTAATTGATGAAGATAACACATTTACAATAAATCCAGCAGACACAGCAAGTACTACATTTGCCTTCACTATAAAGGATGTAAATTACAATTGTACACGACTAAAATTCTACACTAACTCAACAACAGACGCTTCATTGTTATATGTAGAAGCAACACTTAAGGAAAACTAATGATACAAGTAGAACCACAAAAATTTTATCCATTAACTTGGAATGTTCCTGACCCCACAGACATAACAACTTACTATGTAAGGGCTTATGTCTATACTATTGAAGATGGGGTCAGGACACTACTTGATACTTTGGATATGTCAGACCAGAGTGATTTGACATTTTTCTATAATTATCAAATGCCATCAGATGTATCAGGTCAAGGAAGACCTGTTATTATAGTCTATAAGGCATACACAGACGCTTCATACGCAACAGAACAAGAATACTATGCTAATAGGTTTACAGAAACTTACTTAGTTAAAGAAACTTGGAATAGGACATATATGGGTGGTAAGGGAGTTGATTATAAGAAAATCAACAGAATGATTGGGAAACAAATTAAAAAAATCCCTAAAGTAAAGTTTAAGGAAACTGATTTAAGTCCTATTATACAAGCTATTATGGACAAACCTATTACTCCAGAAACAGAATTAGGTGGACTTATTAGAATAGTTGAAAAAACGAATATGGCTATTGCTGATAGACCTCAATTTGAAAAGACAGATTTGTCTGGATTAACTTCTGGATTATCAAAAGCTAACAAGAGGATTAAAAAAGCACATCTTGATAAGGTTGTTAAAACGACTGAAACTATGCTTGAAAGAATTAGACATTTCTTTACTAATGACCTAGATGAAATTAAAAAGTCAGTTAGTGAATTACAGAAAGATTTTAGTAAAAGAGTATTCGTAGCAACTCCACTTAAAACAGAACTTATCAAAAAAGAAAAAGAGAAAGTAGATAAAAAGGAATATCGTAACATTTATAAAGGATAAATATATGGACGGAGCAACTTTAAAAAATTTACTTGAAGAATGTATCGGTGGAGAAGAGTTAGACGATACAATCGCCTATCAGCTTCTTGATAATGCCAAAGACAAACGAGAAGCAGATATGGAATTAGAAGTCCTAAAGAAGCTAGATAGCTCTAATACAGCAGTTATCGGTAGAACTTATTCTACTGGTTATGATTTAGCAACTGATTTTTATATACCTTCAAAGGTTATGGTGGGGACTACCGAACAAAGACCTATAATGTTTGAAGAACAAATCCACTATAAAGATGTAGGAGGATATTATTTTATAGACCACGCTGAAAGTAAACTTCATCTTACAGGCACAGTATCTAAGGCAGATACAATCAACATATTTTATATTTATGCCACGGATAGTGTAGAAACAACTGACCCAGTATGGTCATCAAAGTTTCACCCACTTATTGCTTTTGACGCAGCTAAATTGTATCTAGGTGGGATAGATTATGATGATGAGAATAGTAAAATGGCACCAGCTTTTAGAAGAGAAGCCAAAATACTAGATGATTTAATGAGAAGCTGGAACACTAAATTACAGCTTACATCAATGGATAATTCAACTAAGAGGTGGCACCAAAGAGTAGATGCTCAAGGTTTCGCTTCAGATAATGTTATATTATGATTTATCTATTGTTTTAACTTTTTATTATGGTATAATGTGTAGTATATGAAAAAAATACTACATAAAATAAAAAATAAAATAGAGTTAAAAAGATGTGGGAAGTGTAAGGATTGGCTTGACATTAATCAGTTTCATAAAAGCAATCAAACCGCAGATGGATTAAAATGTTATTGTAAGAAGTGTAGAAATAATACTGAATATACAGACAAAAGAAAAGAATATGCTAAAATGTATGGTCAAAAACATAGAGAGAGAATTAGAGATTATCATAAAAGAAGACACCTTGAAAAATATGTTAAAATTGGAAGACCAACAAAAGAAAGTCATTACAACTGGAAGGGTGGAAAGCCAAAATGTGTAAATTGTGGAAAACAATTATCTAATTATAATAATAAAAGGTGCTATCAGTGTCGTGGAAAATATTTTAGAGGAAAAAATCATTTTGCTTGGAAGGGTGGTATAAGTAGGAATATTCATTCTCCAAAGGAACCAAAATACAAAGAATGGAAAAAGAAAGTTTTTACACGAGATAATTATACTTGCCAAGGATGTGGTTTGAGTGGATGTTATCTTGAAGCTCATCACATAAAATCTTGGGCGAAATATCCAGAATTAAGATACGAATTAACAAATGGAATGACTCTATGTAAAAAATGCCATAGATTAACTAATAATTTTGGAAATAAAAAAAATGACAAGAAGCAAAAAAATAGAAAACTTTCCTTACGGGATTATAGATGATATAGAAGCTAAGAGCATACCTTCTGGTAGTGCTTCTAATTCTTTAAACTGGACTACCGAGGGAGATAAAGTTGCTCTACGCAGAGGTATGAAACTAATAGGAACAGAACTTACAGGAAGTGGCAAGGTTACTGGAATACATACAGGTCGCAAAGCAGACGGTACGGATATAACATTTTATTCAGCAGTTCGTAAAATTAAGTATTATGATACTACTACTGAAGATTGGATTGAAAACGGAACTAACATTATTCCATTAGGAGCAAGTGCCGAGGACTTAGCTTTTAGCGACTATCACTCACTAGCAGGTGCTCAAGTGTGGTATTCAAGCCCTAATAGCGGACTCTATAAGATAATGACAGCTAACCCAGGAAGTTACTCTGATATGTCAGAAACTACTCATAGAGGATATATTCGTATTAAACAAAACCGTATATTCCTTTGGAATAGAGTAGATGACGCTTCAGGGATATACTTGTCTTGGATAGACGCTGGGAATACAACATCAGTTTCTACCGAGAATATAGGAACAGGAGATGGTTCAGAAAAAACCTTTACAAACACTTTAACTTTTAAAGCAGGAGGGGCTAAGAGAACTTGTTATGGGATTTCAGTAACAGATAGCGTAGAAACCTTTTCAGACGACTATAATGGAGTTCTAACAGGAGATGCTGGTGGAACAGGGACAATCAACTACACCACAGGAGCAATTTCAATAACTTTTAACTCTGCCCCAGCAGGTGCTCAAGCAATTACAGCAGACTACGAATGGGAAGATAGCACAGATGATGGATTAGCAGATTTTGCTCAATCAGCTACAAGATTAGCTGGAGAGGGTGAAGTATTTAGACAAGATGACGCAGGGGTATCTCAAACGGTTTTATCTTATGACAATGTGGAATACTGTTTACATACAAAAAAGGCTTATGCTTTAACGATAACAGCAGATGATACCAACGCTACTAACCTTGTTTATCGGGATAAAGTAGGTATTCCTAATTGGAGAGCAGCCGTAGAAACAGGAGATGGGATTTATTACCTAGACAACACAGATGAAACAGAACCAAGAGTTCGCTTGATTAAATACTCATATAGGTCAGAGAAAGTTCTCCCAGTAAACAAGTCAACTAACCTAGACTTATCAGATTATAGGTTTAATAACACAGTTATGTTTGAGTATGGTGACCTTATCTTATTGGCTTGTAGGCACAAAGACCAGACTTACAATAATACTTTATTTGCTTATGACCGAAGATGGAAAAGTTGGGATAGACACGATTATTGGGTAAATTGTTTTGCTATTAATAATGGAAGTTTATGGACAGGTGATAGTATTTCAAAGAATGTCTGGGAACTATTTAGTGGATTAGACGATGATGAAGCAGAGATTTACAATTACTGGATAGGAAACTTATCTAATCTAGGGATTAAGAACTTAAAGAAAGTAAAACGATTGCCTATTGAGGGAAATATCGGACCAAATCAAGAAATGGACATATACCTATCTTACGATAATGGAGCTTTCACAAAAGTAGGAACTATAAGTGGTGATGGTTCTTATGTTGACAGAAGTCAAAAAGTGTATGTTGGTTCAATGACGGTTGGAACAGGGACAATTGGAGGGGATAGCGGAGATATTACCGCTTATCATTATTATAAAGAATTAACTATCAATTCTGATAGATTTGAAAAGTGTTCAATTAAGTTTCAAGCAACTAAACTAGGTTGGTGCGATGTGTCTTCTTATGAGTTTTTGGATATTCGTAAAAAACGCAGAAAACTACCTATTAAATATAGATAAAATTATGAAAAAAATACTAATTACATTATTCGCATTTCTATTCATAGTCGGAGGAGCTTCTGCTTCTCAATTATGGGAGTATGGTTCTTTCAACGAAAGAGCTGACAAAGCAGTTGAGATAGGTCTAGTTGGTAACTCTGATGAATATGTCGGTAATTACAAACAAAACCTTATCTTATTAGATTACTACGAACCAACACTAGGGGTAGCTATCCCAAAGGTGATAGCTTGGTTTGAAGACACCCTCCAAGCAAGTATCAGTAGTTCAGCTACTTCACTAACGCTTGTTGATGGAACAGACAAAGA